ATGACGTTGCCGTCCTTGGCATACTTCACTGGCGCCTGCTTCGAGAACGCGAGCTGATTGCCTGTGACCACGTCGCCACGGAACGTGTCGGACACCACGAGAATGTTCTGCCCCCAGTTGACGCCGCCTCCGGTCTTCTGGAAGTTGTAGAGCGCGTTGAGCAGCGCGTTCGTTGGCGACGTCTTGAGCAGCCGCACGATGATCGTGCCCGAGTCGCTCGCTCGCAGACTATGCATGATCGTGCCGTCGGCACCCGTGACCATGCCGTCCTTCTCCTCGATCATGTCGACGTCGATGCCCTCCTCCGCCGAGCCAGAGCCCGAACCAAGAGGGAAGCTCCCTCCGGGACCGGTGATGGTCGCGTTCACGTTCTCGAAGCTGTACGTAGCCATCTTCTATCTCCTCACGGGTTCACGTCGATCAGGACATCGACCGACTGCACGGCTCCCGCCAGCTTAACGGCCACCTGAATGGGAACGGACTTGCGCGACTGCCGATCGGCCTGCGACTGAGACGAGATCGGCGGCACGAAGACGTAATATCCCTTCGGCAGCGTCTGCCCGGTCTGGAGCTGCCCGAACCCGGGACCGGTCCACACGCCCGGCGCGGCCAGACCATTGTTCACGGCCTGCGCGCACACGCCCTCGATCGCGGTGCCGAGCTGATGCATGCCGGCATCCGTCTGCGGGATCTTCGGAAGCTGCTTCAGCAGCGCGTAGCACGCGCTCTGGATGGCCAGCCGCAGCCAGTCGCACCCTATGACGGTGTCAACGTACTGACCCGACGGCGTGATGCCGGTCTGGATGTTCGCCGAACCGTCGTTGTACGCGGCGTAGACGTTGCCGTTCTTTCCGTCGATCGCGTTGGCCTGCGTCGTCGACAGATTCTCGGGCACGATGCCCGGCTCCGTCTTGAACATCAGCGTAATCGTGGTGTTGCTACCGCTCCAGTTCGTGGTAAGGATGCGAGCCAAGAAGCTGGCTATGGCGTACGCGCTCGTCGAGCTGAACTGGATGGCGCTGCGCGTGTACGCTGCCGCCTTCGCGAGGAACATGATGTCCGTCGTCGACGCCGGATCCATGCACTCCGGATCCTGGGACGTCTGCCCAAAGAAGTGCGGAATATTCGTGTCGCCCTCGATGTAGGTGGCGACGGCCGTGAAGTCCGACGCACTCGCCTCCGGAATGTCCAGGCCATACCACTGTCCCGCAAACTGATTGTCGAACAGCTCGACGGCCGTCAGTGCAGACTCCGCCGCCAGTCCGGGAACCTGATATGCGGCCGGTGCGTCAGCGGCAAGACCCTCCAGCATCCCGGTGATATCGACGCCCGTAGTACCCGCCGTCAGGAAGGACACCGCCGAGGCCGCGCCGGTCGTGCCGCTGCCGAAGATGAAGCTGTTAGTGTTGGCGTCGTACACGCACGTCGCGCCGCCGCTCAGGCCCGCCTGAATAGTGGCGGCCACGGCGTTCAGGTTGTTGTCCGCCGCGAAGCTGAGACCGGCCACGTGCGAGACGGCGCCTCCATCGAACGCGATCGTGAGACTGCCCGTCAGCACGGCCTGCCACGTGGCGATGAGCGAGTTGACCGGCAGCAGTGGTCCGCACCAGAGCTGTCCATGCGTCGCCTGCTTGGCCCATCTGCCGATGTTCACGGTGTCCGGCGTCGGGCTCTGCCCGAACCACGCGGCGGCCGCAAGATACTCCGGATCGTTGTTGCTGAAGTAAAGCGCAACCTGAGCAAGACTAGAAAACTCCATCATCCTGGTCACGGTGTCGATGACCGGACTGTCACCGAGGATGAGCATCGTCGAGAGGTTCGGCGCCGGCGAGGCTACGGGCGTCAGCTCGACGCTTACCTGCACCAGACGCGAGACGGGTAGATTCTGCGCCATGTCTTTAGTCTCCTGCGTCTGCTGACACCGGGAACGAGTACCCGCTGTCGGTTGTTACCGTGCCGCTCATGCTCAGCAAGCTGAGCACCTGATACTTTCTCTGGAACTGGCAGCGCACGATGATCGGAAGATCGACGCGCAGAAGCCATCTGTTGCTCAGCGTCGACGGAACCTGCACCCTCGGCCGAACGTACGCCAGATCAAATCCCTGCAGATATAGCGGCTCCCGGTTCTGGGCAATCCGCACGTTGTCGCGAAGCAGACGCGACAGAGCATCGGCCATTCCGGTGACGCCCGTGTCATAGAAGCTGCACAGCAGCGTCATCTCCTCGTTCGTCAGGAGCGTCGTTGTGAGACCATCGGCGCTCTGCGACTGATACGGAAACGTGTCCGAGTCCTCCTCGCCGACGAACCCGAACGCCATCCACGCCACGCCGGCATCCGGTATGTTAGACGGTTCGGCCTGCCATCGCGGACGCACGAGAGTGGTGTCGAGCGTCGTGAGCGGCGCCAGCCAGTTCTGCAGAAAGATCAGCAGGTCCTGTCCACTGAGCGGCGGAGACGGCGTCGTCGGCTGAAGCGTCCCCCCGCTCGCGCTGGTGTTAGGTGTCACCACTCGCGCGCCATGTAGTTATCGCCAACAGCGCCGAGAACCTGGACCTCGCCCTGAGTGATCGGGTAGCCGGGGGGTGGAAAGCTCTCTCCGGGCTGAAGTATGACGGACGTCGGGCTCTGGTCTGCCGGACTGCCGAGGTCGTTGACGAACATCAGATTGCCCGCCGTGCTCTTGTTCTGGATGAGCCAGCCCGCGCGCGTGCTGCCGGTCGGCACCGCCTCCAGGACGACGTCGCTGTTGCCGTCGCACGTGCCGGATCTGTCGCTCGGCGTTCCGGGCTGCTGAAAGCAGACCTCCTGCGGCTGACCATTGATGTCTGGGACCTGTATCACGCCCATGGCAGAGCTCCAAGAATCGTCGTGTAGACGCCCGTGCGATAGTCCTCGAAGCCGTAGACGGGCGGGTTGCTCGACGGCGCGTTGGCGTTGTAGTCGAAGATCTCGCACGTGGCCGCGTACATGCCGTTGCCGAACTGACCGAAGTCCTCCAGGGACTTGACGAGATAGTAGTTTCCGTTCCAGTACACGAGGTCCGGCTGCCAGTTGAAGCCGTTCAGGTCCTCCGCCTCGGGACGTAGCGCGGTGCGCGTGACGACCAGCAGCGTACGATGCTGCGACTGAAATCCGTCCTCGCGATCGAGGTCGTTGTTCCCGACCGGCGTGACACTGCCTATGGCCGGCACGCGCACCGCGGAGTTCTGCTGGAAGCCGTTCTTGTCGGTCACTGACCTGCGTCGAACGACCACGAACGAGGTCGCTGCGATCATCGGGTCGAGAACTACCTCCAGGGCTACGTCGATCTCGGGCATCTACCTGGACTTCTTTCCGGCGAGACGACCGACATAGCTTCTCACCTTTGTCACGTTTCGCAGCACGAACGTGATGGCCGCGAGATACTGACCGGTATTGATCAGCGGCGTCACGTGATCGTTGCTCGGCGCCTGCCCGGCCGCGCGAGCCGCGAGCTCCAGGCGGGCGCCCTTGCGCCTACTCGCCCGACGCCGCAGCGTGCTGTCGGCCAGCGGTGGAGGGATGCCGGCGCGTATGCGCGCCTTGATGGCCGTCACGGCGGTCTGGCCTGCGGCCATGTACGCGCGCGTCACGGCGTCAGGCCTGCCGTCCAGCGCCAGTCTGCCGGCCTGCTTCAGGTAGTCCGTCACCTTGTTCCTCGCATCCTTGACGCCGGGTCCAAGATGCGGGCGCGCTGGAACGTTGCGCTCCGGTATGCCGTTCTCCATCCAGTAGCCGATCATGGCGTTGGTCACCTCGCCGTCCTCGCGCTCGTCGTTCGCGGCCGGGATGCCGACCATGACGCGCGTGTTCGCCAGCACGTCGAGCGCCTGCGTCAGGCGTCGCGTGTTGTCGATGACAGTGACAACGCCCGAGCGAGCCATCAGTTGATCGATCCCAGTCCCTGAAAGATGAAGCCCGGCCATGCCGGACCGTCGAGCGGTACGCCGTTGAATACGGGACCGCGCGGGAAGCCGCCGACGCCGAGCTGCACCGGACCAGCCCCGAACATGCGCACGAGCTGCCAGAAACGACGACCGTACTCGGTGTCGTTCCAGTGCCCCGCCTTCTCGTCGACGGCGGCGCCGGCGTCGTAGCTGATGCTGATCGGCCCCGTGGACTTGCCGCTCACGGGTCCGGATGCCTCGCCGGGTGTCGCGCCTGCGGCCGCAGCGCGCTGCGCTCGCGCTTCGAGAACGACGTGGTGAGCGACGAACAGCTCGACGGCCATGTCGTAGATGGTCGTCGGAGGATTAGTCACCGTCGCCGCTGGCGGACCAAACCGATTCTGGTTGATCAGCAAGCCCGCCAGCGTC